TAGTACTGTTAACTTCTTTACTGCTCCTGTTGGATTAACTCCTCTTTCAACTACTACTAATGAACCTAATGAAAGGGATTGGGTTGGTATTGCTACTCATTCATCCTTTAATGGAAGATCCTTTATGAGATCTGGTATTACAGGAGGTTCATCTGAACCATATTCTAAGAATTATATCTTTGATGATATTTCTGGCAACTTTACTGGATTAACTACTCAATTTACTCTTCAGTCTGAAGGAAGTAATATAGCAGGATTCTCAACCAATAATGCTCTTATATTAGTTAATCAAGTTCCTCAAGGACCACAAAGATATACTGGAGGTGTTCATGTTCCAGGAGATTATACTCTTATTGAAGGTAAAAATGCTTCTAATGTTGGTATCACTAGTATACAGTTTACAGGATCTATTTCATCAGTAGCATCCGATCCTAATAGTTCTAATGTACCTCTTGGAGGTATCATTGTTTCTGTTGGGTCTACAGAAGGTTTAGGTTATCAACCATTAGTTGCTGCAGGTGGTACTGCTATTGTTTCTGGATTGGGTACTATTACTTCTATAAGCATAGGAAATAGTGGATCAGGATATAGAACTGGTATACAGACAGTTGTGAATGTGGGTGTTCAGACATTAAGCACTGGAGCACCTAATATTGAATTTATTGGTACTGCTGCTATAAGTGGTGGTAATATAGTAAGTATTGCTATTACTAATCCTGGCACTGGTTATACATCAACTAATCCTCCATCAGTTGTAATAGATGAACCATTATCTTATGATAATATGCCTCTATTCTATACTTCAAATCAATCTGGAGTGGGATCAGAAGCAAGAGCAAATATAGTTGTTGGATTGGGTGGTAGTGTAATTGATTTTGAAGTTATTAATGAAGGTTATGGTTATGGTGAAACTCAAAAGTTAACTATTGGTGTTGGTGGTGCCGTAGGTATTCCAACTGCAGGAGCTTCTGAATTTAGAGAATTCCAATTAACAATTCAAGAAACTGTTAGTGATAGTTTTGTTGGATGGACTGTTGGAGATTTCCAAGTTCTAGATCCTTTAGATTCTTTATTTGATGGAAAGGCAACTTCATTTGCTTTAAATTTAAATGGTGTACAGCAAACTATTCAATCTAAACCAGGATCAAATATAGATGTTGAAGTTGCTATATTAATATTCATTAACGATATTCTTCAGGTTCCTGGAGTTGGATATGAATTTAAAGGTGGTAGTTATATCACCTTTATGGAAGCTCCTAAAGAAGGAGATACTTCTAAGATTCTTTTCTATCAAGGAACAGGATCTGTTGATGTTACTAATGTTGATATTTTAGAAACAGTTAAAAAAGGTGATACTGTTAAACTTTATGATCAGGATATAGCTTTAGAAGAAAATAAGAGAACAGTAACTGTTATCAATGCTTCAGATAGTCTTAATACTAACATTTATGCTGGACCTGGAATTACTACTAATGAAAGTTTTGAAAGAGCTCTTACATGGTCTAGACAAAAAGAAGATAAATTTATTGATGGTGAAGCAGTTACTAAAGATAGACCTCATTATGAACCATTGATATATCCAAATACTAATATTATTCAATCTGTTGGAGTTGGATCTACTGTTATCTTTGTTTCTAATATAAGAACTTTCTTTGATAGTTCAAAAGAAAACTATAGTGGACAGAGTGATATTAGAATTATTTCTCAGGATAGTATAGTAGGAGCATCTGCTACTGCTTTTGTTTCTGCTGCTGGAACTGTAACTTCATTTGATATTACAAATCCTGGTGTTGGATATACAATAGTACCTTCAGTGTCTATTACCACTCCTGTAGGACTAACTACATCTCAAGGTGCTAGAGCAACTGCTACTATAAGTGGAGTAGGAACTGTCAATGCTATTACAGTTTCTTATGGAGGAACTACTACTGGATTTGCTTATACTAACACTGCTGCTCCATCAGTTCTTATAGGAGAACCAAAATTGGTTACTTCTATAGAAACTATAAATGATGTATCATATTCTGGTGATTTTGGTATTATATCTGGTATTTCAACTACTTCAGTTGGTGTAGCATCCACTGGTATTGTCTTTGATTTACTTCTTCCAAAAGAATCGCTATTCAGAGATAGTTCTGTTGTAGGAAGTGCATTAACAGTGAGTGGAATTTCAACTGGTTATTATTTCACAGTCTTTAATTCTAATGTGGGTGCTTCAGTAACTTCTCTATATCAAAATGGTACTGTGGTTGGTATAGGAACTTCCTTCTTAGATAATGTCTATGAAGTTGCTCAAGTTTCTATTGCTCAAACTATGGGTATAGGAATTGGATTAACCTATGTCGCTCAAGTTACAGTAAGTGTTCAAGATTATAATGGATTAACTGGACTTGGACATAGTGAATTCTTTGGTGAATATAGTTGGGGTAGAATTGCTACTGCCCCTAGAGGAAAAGCAAGGGTATTCACATCTTATGCTGGTGATAGTAATGGATTATCTGGAATATCCACCTCTCCTATAGTAGAAAGAGTTAATCCGTTAAGATACTTAAATTATAATTCATAAATAACTAAAAAATCGTAAAAATGTCAGCTATTATAACTGATCAACTAAGAATACTGAATGCTAAGAATTTTGTTTCTGCTGCAACTTCTTCAGTAAATTCATATTATTCTTTTGTTGGTTTACCTAATGCTACCAATTATTCTGCTACTTGGGAAAGCAATCCTCTTGCCCCTAAGGATTGTTTTGATCAGGAGAATGATTATTGGGATACTATGATAGCATTAAAGAAGATTACTTCTTCTGATGTTAGTAGGGTAGTAAATAAAAATACTTGGACATCAGGTATAACTTACGACATGTATCGTGGAGATATTAGTAGAACTAATACAGCAAAACCATCAGGAGCAACTAATTTATATGACTCGAAGTATTTTGTAGTAAATGAAGATTATAAAGTTTATATTTGCCTTCAAAATGGAACAGACCCAGAAAATACTACAGGTAGACCTTCACTAGATCAACCAACTTTTACAGATCTTGAACCTAAGGCAGCAGGTGATAGTGGAGATGGTTATATTTGGAAATACTTATTTACCATTAAACCTAGTGATATTGCAAAATTTGATTCAACTAATTTTATGCCTGTTCCTAAAGATTGGGAAACAGGGACTGCTAATGCTGCTGTAAGAGATAATGCTGCTGATAGTGGGCAATTAAAAATTGCTACTATTATTAATAGAGGAGCTGGTATAGGAACTGCTAATAGAACTTATACTGGGGTTCCTGTTGCTGGAGATGGTTCTGGATCTGAAGCTACTATAGTTATTAATAATGATTCTAAAGTAGAATCTGTTAATATTGCAAAAGGTGGATCTGGATATACTTATGGAACTTTAGATTTAGTTGGTGGTGGAGTTCCTACTGGATCTACTGCTCCAGTTTTTAATGTTATTATTCCTCCTGAAGGAGGGCATGGAGCAGATATTTATAGGGAATTAGGAGCTCAAAACGTTTTAGTTTATTCTAGAATTGAAAATGATGCTGAAAATCCAGATTTTATAACAGGAAATCAAATTGCTAGAATTGGAATAGTAGAGAATCCTGAAGCTTACGATTCAACTGCAAATTTAAGTCTTACTAAAGCTAGTGCTCTTTCTGCTTTAAAATTGGTTGGAGCAGGATATACTACTGCTACTTTTAATTTAGATGGGCAAGTAACTCAAACTGTTGGTGTAGGATCTACAGCAGTAGGTAGAGTTGTTTCTTATGATCAAACAACTGGTGTTTTAAAGTATTGGCAAGATAAGAGTCTTGTTGGATTTAATACTGATGGATCTTTAAAAACTGATCCTACTTATGGATATTCTTTACATGGATTTACAGCAACACCAGATACTGGAGGTTCTGTTAGTATTGCTAGTAATGAAGGTACTTTAGGAATAGATACTAATTTCGGAACAGCAGGTAGTCCTGGTATAAGTACTGTAATAAATAATAGAACATATTACCTTGGTCAGAGTTTCATTGACGGAATTTCCAATCCCGAAGTTAAAAAATACTCTGGAAATATAATCTATGTTGATAACAGACCTTCTATTACTAGGTCTGCCAACCAAAGAGAAGATATTAAAGTCATTTTGCAATTCTAAAGAATCATGCCACAGGAAACCAATTTAAACGTCGCTCCTTATTTTGACGATTTTAATTCAGAGGATAATTATTGCAAAATATTATTTAAACCAGGGTTGCCAGTACAGGCACGTGAATTAACTGGAATTCAATCAATTCTTCAAAATCAAATTGAGAAATTTGGAGAACATATTTTTAAAGATGGAGCTTCTGTAACAGGAGGTGGTGTTGTATATAATCCAGGATGTCAATCAGTTAGAATTGAAAAATTTAATGAAGGAATAGATGTAAATTCTTATATTTACGATTTCAATCTTCAAGATAGTGTGGTAGTAATTGGTAGTGAATCTGGTGTAAAAGCTAAAATAAAGCAAGTTAGTGGACAATCTCAACTCGGTGCCGATTGGTATATTTTATACGTTCAATATTTAAATACTGGAGGGGAAGATAATACTGAATTTGTGCCAGGAGAAAGTTTATTATTAGATCAAGATGTATTTGAAACTTTAGGTCCAGATGGTGAAACAGCATTAACTTTTCAACCAGGAGAAACTCTAGCTCAAGTAGTCAGTGAAGATGCTACATTTACAGGAGCATCAGCTACTCTATCTGCTGGAGTCTATTATATAAGAGGATATTTTATAGAAGTAGAAGAACAAACTATTATTCTAGATCCTTATGGAATTGATGATATTAATCTTAGAATAGGATTGCAAATTGATGAATCAATTATCAATGCCAATATAGATCCATCTTTAAGTGATAATGCTGCTGGATTTAGTAACTATACTGCTCCTGGTGCAGATAGATTATCTATTCAAGTAAATTTAACAGCTTTACCATACGATAATAGTAAAACATCAAATTTTATAGAATTGATGGTGGTTATTGGTGGAGTATTAGCTCATGTTACTACAAAAACTGATTATAATAAAATAGAAGAGGAATTTGCAAGAAGAACTTTTGATGAATCTGGAAATTATTATGTTAAACCATATTCCGTTACTCCTAGAAATACTTTAAATGATTATGAAGGAAATGATGGAATTTTTAATTCAGATCAAACCACTTATAATAATCAAATTCCTAGTGAAGATTTAGGAACTTATAAAATATCTCCAGGAAAAGCTTTTGTTGAAGGATATGAAGTAGAAACTGTAGTTCCTGCATTTTTAGATTTTCCAAAAACAAGAGCAGTTAAGGTATTAGAAAATCAAAGTCTTAATTATGTTAGTGGACCTACATTTACATTAAATAGGGTATCTGGTTCCCCTACTATAGGAATAGGGACTAATTATACAGTAAGTTTAAGAGATTCTAGAATTGGTGCTGCAACAACCACTTCTGCTGGTAAAGAGGTAGGATTAGCACGTGTATATGATTTTGCTTTAGAATCTGGATCTTATAATACTTCAACACCAAACGAAAATGAATGGGATATTGCTTTATATGATATTCAAACTTATACAAATATAACTTTAAAGACAGCTGCTACTTTAAGTGTTCCTACTCATATTAAAGGAAAGTCTAGTGGAGCTACAGGATATTTAAGATATGATGTAAGTTCTGGCACTGGTGTTACTGCGTATAATACTAAAGGAACCTTTATTGTAGGAGAGCAATTTATTTTTAATGGAATAGAAAATGGAAATATTTCAGTAGGGTCTACTTCATATACTAGTAGCGATATTAAATCCATTCATGGAACTGTAAGTACAGCTAGTACATTTAATGCTGATGTAAAACAGAATTTATTAACAAATTTTGGAGAAGTTAGTGTTAGTGCAGCTACTACTTCTGGAACATATCTAGGAATTTCTACAGTTACTAGTACAGATGCTACTAAGTTCTTTGTAGGAATTGCTACAGTGGGAAATATTGTATCATATACTAATCCCAATATTAGTGGAGTAACTACTTCTTCTTATGCTAGAGTTGAAAGTGTATCTAAAAATTCTTTAACTATTTCTGGTGTTACTACTGTTGGGGGAATTTGTGAAGGAGGATTACCTTTAATTACTATTAATCCATCTAATTTTAAGATATTATCTTCACGTTTTCATTCTTCAGAAGATAATAATTTATATACACAATTTCCTAAAAATAATGTTAAATCAGTAGATCTAACAAATTCTCATATTACTATCAGAAAACAGTTTGATGTTAATATTACTGACGGTACTACAGGATCTATTCTTACTGGAAGTCCTCACGAAACATTTTTACCTTATGATGAGGAAGATTATATTCTAATAAGGACTGATGGAACAACAGAATCTTTATCATCTGATAAGTTTGATTTTAATACAGGATCTACTGAATTAATAATTAACGGATTAGGTGCTAATAGTAGTGCTAAATTAGTAGCAACAATACGTAAAGTAAATGTAACAGAAAAAATTAAGGAAAAGAAAAAGATTAATGTTTTAACTATAACTAAGTCTCAAAATTCTCAATCTGGTATTGGTTCTACTACTTTAAATGACGGACTTACCTATAGTACGGTTTATGGAACTAGAGTTCAAGATGAAGAAATATCATTGAATGTTCCTGATGTTATGAAGGTGTATGGAATACTTGAATCTAAAAATTCTAGTGAACCAGCTTTTTCTCAAATTGCATTAATTGCTATTAATAGTTCAACAGCTAAAACAGGAGATTTATTAATTGGAGACAGATTTTCTGGAAAATCCAGTAAGTGTAATGGAATTTATGTCAGTAGAGTAGATGATTCTACTATTAATTATATAAAGTTAAATGATTATGAATTCCAACTCAATGAAGAAATTATTTTCCAAGAATCTGGGATTACTGCAACTACATCTTCTCTTATAATAGGTTCAGAAAATATTACTCAAGAATTTACTTATGATGATGGGCAAAGGAATACAATATATGATTTTGCTAGATTGGTAAGAAAATCTAATTTCAATCCTCCCACCAAACAATTAAAAATTGTATTTGAATCGGCATATTTCTCAGCAGCAGACGCTGGAGATCTTACCACTCCTAGTTCTTATAAGAACTTTGATTATGGAGATTTACCTGAAATTAATGATACTAGGGTAAGTGATATCTTAGATATTAGACCTAGAGTTTCTGATTTTTCAGGAACTTCACGTTCTCCATTTGAATTCTTAGGTAGAAATTTTACAGCAGATGGAAATTCAGCTAAAAATATTTTAGCATCTGATAAATCTATTTTATTAGGTTATGAGTTTTACTTACCTAGATTGGATAGAATTTATCTATCTAAAGATGGAACTTTCCAATTGATGCAAGGAACTCCTGCTGAGAATCCAGAATACCCAGCTACAATTGATGGAGCATTGCAAGTAGCATCTATAGAACTACCAGCATATCTTTATAGTGTAACTGATGCAAGTATAACTCTTGCAAGTTATAAGAGATATCAGATGAGTGATATTAATAAGTTGGAAAAAAGAATTGAGAATTTAGAATTTTATACTTCACTTTCTTTATTAGAAAGTAATACTTTGAATTTGAATATTACTGATAGCGATGGGTTGAATAGATTTAAATCTGGATTTTTTGTAGATGATTTTTCCAATACTGATAATCAAATTAAAGAGACTATTGTAAAAAATTCTATTGATTATAGAAATGGAGAACTTAGACCTTCTCCTCATACTACAGAAATAGATCTGCAATTAGATTTAAATAGTGCTAATAATATTAGAAAGACTGGGAATGTATTAAGTTTAGATTATGAAGATGTAATTCAACTAAACCAGCCTTTTGCTACAAGAGTTGAGAATGTTACTCCATATCTTGTAAATTATTATGGTGGAAAGGTATTTTTAACTCCAGAATCTGATATATGGATAGATGAAGTTGTACTTACAGCTAAACAGAAAGAACTTACTACTTATACTAATACTTCTTCTCAGTTAAATGCTGCTGAATTTGATAAGAGAACTGGATATAGTCCAGTGGTTTGGGGTGCTTGGAAAATGAATTGGACTGGATATGAACATGTAGATAATAAATCTAATACTAGATGGGAAGGAAGAGAGCTTGTAAGAAGAACCACTACTACAAAACAACGTATTGGTACAAAGAAAAGGACAGGAACTAAGAAATTAGTTAGAGAAACATTTAGTACTGTTAATGAAGGTGATAAAATACTTAATAGTGAGTTAGTTTCCTATCTAAGAAGTAGGAATATTAAATTTGATGCTCAAAAATTAAAACCAAATACAGGTCTTTATGCATTCTTTGATGGACAAGATATAGCAAAGTATATTATTCCTAAACTTCTTGAAATTTCAATGACTACAGGAACCTTTGCAGTAGGAGAAACTGTTATAGGTATGACTAATAATGGTAAAGAAATAGTTAGATTTAAAGTAGCCAAATCTAATCATAAGAAAGGACCTTTTAATGAGCCTACACACGTTTATAAAGCTAACCCATATTACCAGTTTACTCCCCTCTATAAAGGAACTACTCTTTTACTTGATAGTATTGTTCCAACTCAATCTTCTTCTGCTAATGTACCTCCAGTAAACAATTCAGCTTCTTCTGCAGTTGTAAATGTTCCTGAGTTATATTCTTCAACATCAACTATTCTTAATGTAGATTTGGATAGTTTATCTGATAAAGCAGATAATACTTATTTTGGGTATGTTGAAAAAGGTCTTAAATTAGTAGGACAAACATCTAATGCTCAAGCTAGTATCTCGAACCTAAGACTTAGGAGTGATATTTCTGGAAGTGTATTTGGATCTTTGTTTATTCCTAATCCTAATGAGATAACTAATCCTAAATTTGATTCTGGTAAGAAGGTATTTAGAATTACTAGTAGTCCCTTTAATAGTCAAATTCCTGGAAATGTTCAGACTGATGCTACCACTGTTTTCGAATCATCTGGAAGTATTAATACAACACAGGGAACTATTATTAGTGTAAGAAATATAGCAACAGATATTCTTACAAGAGTAGAAACATCAACAGCAAGAGGAGAAACAACTAGTGTTACTTCTACTGCTGTAGTAGATAGATTACCTCCTTCTCCTCCACCACCACCAATCAAACCACCTGAAGTTGATGTTGTTATTATTCCTCCTAAGATTATTCCTCCTAAGCCAGTAATAATTCTCCCACCACCTCCAGCACCACAGGATTTTGTAACTAGAGCATATATTGCTGTGTTTAACAGAAAACCTGATGGTGGTGGTCATCACTACTGGAAGAATCAGGTTATATCTGATATGGCTAAGCTCGGTATTACTCCAGGAAGTAGTAGATTTGAACATAAAGCTTATCAAAAGGTAGTATGGTATCTCGAGAGATCACAAGAATCTCTTGATAAGAAAGTGGAAGCTAAAGGTTGGAATCAGAAGAAGATGGATGCTGTCAAGAAGATGAACGCTAATAGAAAATTTAATAAAAATACAAGAAAAAGGTTTGGATATACCGCAAAGCAATACAAATCATGGCCTAAGAATAAGTTCGGTTGTCCTACAGGAGAAGATCCTTTAGCACAATCCTTTAGGATAGAAGATACATCTGGAATTTATGTAACTAAAATAGACCTTTATTTTGCAAGTAAAGATCAGTTTTTACCAGTAAGTGTCCAATTAAGACCTATGCAGGCTGGAGTTCCTCAGAATCTTATACTTCCTTTCGGAGAGATTATTTTAGATCCTGATGACGTTAACATCTCTGATGATGCTAGTGTTGCTACTACAGTTACATTTAATGCTCCAGTTTATCTTTCCCCTAATCAAAGTTATTCAGTAGTTCTTCTATCAATCAGTAATGAATATACTGCTTGGATTTCTAGAATGGGTGAAACTGAAATTCAAACTGTAGATAAACCAGAATCTGAAAGGGTAATCGTAAGTTCACAGCCTACTTTAGGATCATTATTTAAATCTCAAAATGGAGAAACTTGGAATCCAAGTCAATATGAAGATCTTAAATTTACTCTTTATAAAGCAAAGTTTCTTTCGGAGACTGGATCTATTAATTTCCACAATCCTTCTTTATTAACATATAGTGAGGATATTGGTCCTTTACTTAAAGATCCTTTTGAAATTTCATCTAATAAAATAAGAATAGGATTTAATACTACTATTTCTGATACTGGAGTAACTTTTGGAAATATAATTCAACAAGATGGAAGTAATGCTAGTGGAAGATATGTTGGAGCAGCAGGAACAGCAAGTGGTAATTTAACTATTACAAATTCTGGTGTAGGATATACTCCTTCTTCAGGTGCTGTTACTTATCAAAATGTTTCTCTTAATACTATTACAGGTTATGGTAGAAACGCAACTGCTAATCTTACTATTAGTAATGGAGTAGCTTCTGCAGCAACTATATTAAGTGGAGGTAGTGGTTATGTTATAGGTGATGTGGTTGGAATAACATCTGTTGGAATTAATTCTCTAGGAAGAAATATTAAATTCTCTATAGCTGCAGTTACAGGAACTAATGAATGGGTTCTTGATAATGTCCAAGGAGAATTTTCATCTGGGGTAGGTAAAACTATTCAATATGTTACAGGTGCTGGTACTACAATACTTAATTATGCTGCTGGAGGAAATGTTTGGTTATCAGGAGCTCCTGTAACTGATACTGATGGATTGCATATTAAGGTTAATCAGAAAAATCATGGAATGTATTTCACTCAGAATAAAGTAACCTTTGCTGATGTTGAAACTGATGTTGCTCCTACTCAATTAGCAGCAGATTATGATTCTTCTTCAACTGGTTCTATCATTGTAGATGATGCATCAGACTTTGCTGAATTTGAAGGTGTCGGTATTGGTTCTACTAACTTGGGTTATGTTAAGATTGGAAGTGAAATTCTTTCTTATAGTGGGGTAGTTAGTAACACTTTAACTGGTGTTGTTAGAGGAGTAGATTCTACTCAAACATTATCTCACAGTGCTGATGATTTCCTTCGTAAGTATGAGTTAAATGGTATTTCTTTGAGAAGAATTAATACAAATCATGATTTCACAGATGTTACTGAAAGTAATGCTATCGGTATGGATTACTATAAAATTAAAGTAGATACTTCTACTAATGGAGTGAATAGATCAGTAGGAACTAGTCTTCCAGTTCTTAAATTTAATGAAACAAAATCTGCAGGTGGAGTTAATGCTCTTTCTACTGAAAATATACCATTTGAAATTTTAACTCCTATAGTTCAAAATATGACCCCATCAGGAACTAACGTAACAGGTTCAATTAGAACTGTTACTGGATCTAGTGTGGATGGTTCTGAAGCTCCTTATCAGGATCAAGGATTTGAAGATATAAATTTATATGGTGATAATTTTATGTCTACTCCTAGAATAATTGCTTCTAAAATTAATGAAGAAGCTTCATTAGTAACTCTTCCGAATAATAAATCATTTACTTTGAGTTTAAATTTATTTGGTACAGATGAAACTGTTTCACCTATAGTAGATTTGGAGAGAATTGGAGTTATTCTTACTTCTAATAGAATTGACAATCCAGTTGATGATTGGGTTACTGATAATAAGGTTAATACCTTAAAGCAAGATCCTAATTCATTTGTTTATGCAACAGAACCAATTACTTTGAAAGAAGGATCAAGTTCTATTAAAATTCTTCTAGAAGGTCATATTAATGTAAGTAGTGACCTTAGAGCATTATATGCTATTTCGGATGATCCAAATGAAGAATTAGTTTACCAATTATTCCCAGGACATACTAATCTAACACAAACTGGTCAGATTGTAGATCCAGCTAAAAATAATGGTTTACCAAGTAAATTTATACCAAAGACTGATAAAGTAGCATATCTATCTGGGGATTTAGTATGGCATGATTATGAATGGAATATTGATGATCTTCCTACTTTCAAATACTTTAGTATTAAACTTGTAGGAACTGGTACTAATCAGGCACAACCACCTAGAGTTAAAAATCTAAGAGTACTTGCACTTGCATAATATGAAAAAAGTTGAAGGTCATGACCATCTTATTCGTGATGAAAATACTAATGCTATTTTGAATACAAATTCATCTGAGTATAATCAATACATATCTATCCGTGCTAAAAGAAGGCAAGGAACAGATAGGATAGATAATATGGAAGATGATTTAAAATCTTTAAAAGATGATATTAATGAAATCAAAACTTTACTAAAAGCACTATCTAATGGCTAAAAACACTCTTACTTTCGACCCCAGTTCAGGTGTAGCCTATGGTGTCAATTTAACCCTTAACACTGGAGCAGACTTGGATGCTGACTATACTGTAGTTGGTACATCTGGCACTGCTTTTGATTTTACTGGATATAGTGGTTCTGCTCAACTTGCAAAGAGTGTTGCTATTGGTTCTTCTGCTCATGCAATAAAAACCTTTGAAGTTGGTTTTACTAGTGCTAAAGGTGGAGAGTTTAGGTTATCATTAG